AAAATATAGCCATTATCTATGCACCAATTAAAAAATACTTTTAAAATTGTATTTAGTGTTTTTAATTGAGAATAAGAATGATTTTTGGACAAATTATTGTAGAATTTTTGCAATTGAAAAGAAGTGAAAGTATAAGTTCTTAGTCCTGCAATTTCACTATCTTTAATATAATTTCTATAAATACTTTCATAGCGTTGAAAAGTCGAAGGTTTAATTTTAGAAGAATTGTGCAAAAAATCGAATAACCATATATGCATCAAATCATTAATAATAGTATATTCAAAATTGCTAATTAATCCGTTCTTTATATCGTTCATATATTTATTTGCTTTTTCATTTGCTTCATTAATTCCAGAACCATAAAAAGTTTTTCTTATAGGTGTTCCGTCTGCTTTTTTTCCAACGGTTCTAGTTACTCTAAAATAATGTTTTCCATTAACTTCAAAATTAGTTTTTTTAGCCATGATTTTCCTCCAAATAATAATTATATGCTTTTTTAACTAAATCTTCTGTGACTCCTAATTCTTCTGCTATTTGATAATAATGTGTATATCCTTTGTTTACGATTTCTTTTAATTTATAATATGGTATTAATGTTTTAAAAGCCCATTTGGTTGCTCTAAATTCTCTTTTTTCTATTTCATCTTTGGAATTGTTAGAATTATAAAAAGCATTGCAATAATAATGGCCGCAATTCTTCTGCTAATATGGTTTTTTCTTCGCTAGAATTGCCTATAATTGAATAATTAATTCCAATAGTATAATTATCACCTAAGCACCCAATAATGGCTTTATTTTTCATTTTAAAATCAATTACATCTATATTTTCTTTGGTTGCAATATCATACAATTTATTTAATTCCATTTTAGCCTCCACTAAAATCATTTGCTATATTTCTTTTTC